GGTACGGTCTGCGAACACTGTCTTTCATACACTCTAATACCATTACGTGTTTTTTTAACGTTCGGTTTAATTGATGTCTTACTGACGTTACCAGATAGCGGCCTGACATATAGGGGTCTGTTCCTGATGGTTCTATGTCGCCTGCTGGTGTATATGAAGGCATTTCAAAAGTAATCAAATCTCCTGCTGTTACACCAGTAAATCCTGGTACTGTAATTTCTAAACGATTTGACATAAAGGCCAGTCTTTGTGAAAGTCTTTTTTGTAGTATATCTTTAATTGGATATGAATTGACGTTATCGTGTATTGATTGTGTATCAGGCCATAGATACATTGTTGATTCGGCAAAATCTGATAAGTAGGCGCCATCTCTTAAATGTAATGGCAATATGCCCTTGTTATCTGTTTTAACGCCATCTTTACCTGCTTCTGTGTGATGTAAATATTGGTATTCTTCGTTGTAATCAAAATCGGTTTCTTCGTAAGTTTTATTTAATTGGTCGTGTGTTATTAATTTACTTGCATATACACCATTTCTTAAATTCTTTAATGTATCAAATTGGTCTAATATTTTAAATGAATTAACAATTTGCATTTCGTTTTTAATATCTGTACTGCCACCACCATCTTTTACATTTGATGGTTTAGGTCTAAATCTTGCAACAACTGGTCTTGCCGTGTTACCATCTACGGCCAACATACTCTCTAATGATCTAAAATTAAAACCTAAACTTGTTTCATAAAAGTAATAACCTGCGCCTGCATATTTTTCACTTTGTGCTAATACGGATATTTGGTCAATGGCATCAAAAGGTCTTAATCGGCCAAATACGTGTTTATATACACCATATGATGGTTCAAAATAAAAGTTCTTTGCTGATGATAATGTATTTTGTTCTTTAGTAATTCTGGCCGCCATATTTGCAAACGTATCAGTCATAGCATTTTTTACCACAACCAATTCGTTCTGTATCATTTCTTTACTACAAAAATGCAATAGATACATTTGAGTCTTGGGGCCTATTGGTGATCTGTTTTGTATTTTGTAAACATATAATGGATTGCCGGACTTCATAGAGAAGTCATAACCTTTTCCTAATGATGGTGTGAAAAATTTAAATTCAAGTCTTTCATTACCTGTTAATGGCAATTTACCTATTACGTTGTTACCATCTACAATCAGCATATTGCCTGATAATGTTTTATTGTAAATGCTTTCGTATATGTTTAAATCTAATACAAGAGTTTCAATTTCAATTGCATCTGGCGTATTACTACCATCTACACTGCGATATGAAATTAATCTTATATCTGAAAGTACATAATCACCAGGCTTTTTTAAAACTTTGCCGTCTATTGTATCGTATAGGCTCATTATTCGCTCATCAAGTTTTCAAATTCTTCTAATAATATTGGTAAATATGCCGGGTCTAATAATTTGATTTGTCGTTTTTGATCTTGTAATCTTTCTTCATATTGTCTATTACTAATGGCCACTGCACCAGGTTCGGTACTGTTGACTATTATTTTGTGTGAGTAATCACTTGGGCCTTCGCCTGTTGTTTTGCCACTTGATTGTGTAATTTCATAATGATGCACGCCATCAGGATTTGTATATTTTTCGTTTATATAATTTTCAAATTCATAACTTGTTAATGGCCAACCGTAATATCGGTCTGTTATATCATTTGTTAATAAAATTACCCAATGATAATATTGGCTACCAAAATGTTTTCTTGCCGTAATTTCTGGTGTTTCTCCTTCAGGTATATCATAAAGGTCGTACAAACTTGTTTCATTTAAAACTTTTGATCTTATCTTTACTCTACGCAATAAATTAGTAACTAATTTTTCGTTGCCATTATTTTTTAAATCGTAAGTGCCCTTAGGAAAATATGTAAAATACATTAGAAGCCTTTGACAATAGTTGTTTTAGTCATAATTTCTGTTTCACTAAATTTTAATGACATCTTAGTATAAATTGGAGCAGCACCTTTATCATCACCTGCAAAAGTACTAAAGTTAGCATCATCGCCGTGTTGTAATTCTAAATTAGTTAATACACAACGACTCACTCTAGGAATATATTGGTTGCGGTGTTCTAAGTACATATAAGTTATTTGAAATTCCTCTGGCACTATAAAATCATTACCATATGGTTCTATAGCTGGGTGCATATGATATTTAAATATTTCAATAATCTTTGTCATATTTTCTAATTCTTTTTTATTCTTAGGTGCAAACTCAAAAACAAAATCAAAACTTCTCATTGGTACACTTTTAAATACCATTTCTGTATTTGGGTTAGTTGCCTTGCCTGTAACTTTTGTTAATGCACCTTTTAAATCTCCTACACCAGGAATAATTGATAATGCACCTGATACTAATTCTGTTGTTAATGCAGCTGCAGCATCTTTTAATCTGCCTGCAAGTTCTGCTGTTGATTTAATAGCACCACCACCTTGTAACCCTAAAAGATTTCCTATGATGCCTGTTTCTACACCCTCGTGTACTGCACCATAAGAAGTTTTTAATCCTGGCGGCGTATATAATACAATTGTTTTTGATACTCTTACGGTTCTATTACCTGCTAAACCTGCACTAATACCACTAGACGGTTGTACCACTCTATCTTCAGTGCCACCTTTTCTATTTTTTATTGTGGTTACTCTACTCGTTCTTTCTGCTGGTTGTACCTTTTGTGCTATATCATCACGGCCTAATGATCTCGCTACTTTAGCACTGCTTGCCATAGCACTTTGTGCTAGAGCACTTGTTGCTGTATCTTTTTCTAATACATCAAAAATTATATAATGACCTGATTCTAATGATTGAACATTATTAGGATAATAAACTGTGCCATAATCATATGGATTTTCTTTCATATGTGATACAGGACTTGTATCATTTAATTCTAATGGTGATTTGTTTAATATTTTGGCAGCAGCAGCATTTGTCTGTGCCATATTTTTTGCTTTATCTGTTAATGCACCTATAATACCACCACCTAAACCTACTAGACCACCGCCTGTTAAATTACCTAAGTTCTTTTGGATTAAATTTGCTACTTTTGATAGTGCCATAAATAGTTGTATATTTTAGTAATATTTATATGATATGAGAGCAAGTTATAAAGGAATTTATAAACCAACACACCCTAAAAAGTACGCTGGTGACCCAAATAGAATAGTATATCGTTCACTATTAGAGAGGCGAATGATGGTGTATTTGGATAAAAATGATAGTGTTGAGTTTTGGGCAAGTGAAGAAATACCTATTATCTATCGTTCACCTATTGATTATCGTATTCATAGATACTATCCAGATTTTATATTTAAATTAAAAACAGGCAAAAAATATATGGTTGAAATAAAACCATATCGCCAGTGTTTTCCACCAAAGAAACCAAAGAAACAAGGTCGTGCTTTTATGCGTGAACAATTAGAATATATAAAAAACCAAGCTAAATGGCAAGCCGCTAAAGTGTACTGCGAGGGCAACGATTTAGAGTTCAAAATCTTTACTGAAAAAGATATAGGTGTCTATAATTGAACATAAATATAGTAAATGGCAAGTATATTAGATACCCTAGTTGATAAACAAGGCGATACTACTAAGTCAGCAACTTGGTATAAAAACGCAATATCATCAATTGGTCAAAAAGTAACTGCACAAAAACTATTATCGCAAGGAAAATTATCTGCGAGACCTAATATTGGTTTATTAAATTTATTCTTTTATGACCCAAAGTATAAAGAAACATTACCCTATTATGATACATTTCCACTTGTATTGCCATTAGATAGTATTAAAGGTGGTTTTAGTGGATTAAACTTTCACTATCTATCGCCAAGTTTAAGATTAAGATTGTTAGAAAATATGCAACGATACGCCACTAATAAAGATTTATCAAAAGCAAGATTTGATGTAAGTTGGGCTAGAGTTAAATCCATACCATTATCAAAAGCAACAATCAAAAAGTATTTGTATAAACACGTGAGATCAAGTTTTTTAAGAATAGATTTAAACCAAGCAGCTATTGCTTGTTATTTACCTGTACAACAGTTTCAAAAAAGGCCTGCTAGTTCTGTATATGCAGCTTCAAGGAGTTTTATCTAATGGCAATATTAAGAGGTGGAGTTCGTATTGGTGGTTTTGATATAAGATTAGGTTTACCACGTGATCGTTCACTAGATAATGTTGAAAGTGATCCACGTTTTAGACAAAAAGCCGGTGGTAATCCTGAAACTACAATTGGCCGTGTACAATCATATATTAATGAGGCAGAAGGATTTGCTCGTAAGGCAAGATTTTATGTTGAGTTTAATTTACCTAAAGCAGGCGGTGCTGGTATTACTAATGTTGATACAGGTGCTGAATTAAGTGATGGTGCAAACGAATTAGAAACAACATTCAAAAGTTCTGCTGAAATGATTGCTGTACAAAAAGCAAACGCTAGACGTGTACAGGCATTTTGTTCTGCTATATCTATGCCTGAGCGTACTATAGAAATGAAAGAAGTTAAACATCACGGTCCTGCATATAAAATAGCAATTGATTATAAATCGGCCGATATAACTGCAACATTTTATGCTGATAAGTTTTTAAGAGAGAGAAGTTATTTTGAATTATGGCAAAAAGCTGCGTTCAGTAATCAAAGTCATAATTTTAATTTTTATGATAATTACGTATCTGATGTAAACATATTTCAATTAGGTCAATTTGCAAGTCGTAACGAAAGAGATGATGTAACATATGCTGTTAAATTATTTGATTGTTATCCAAAAATTATCAGTGCTGTTGAATATTCATATGAAAATAATGCTGTACAAACGTTTCAAGTAACGTTTGGTTTTAGATATTGGATAAATTACTTCTTAGATAGATCAGGCAATATAGAATTAGGTCAAGCTAACTTTAGAGATGTTACTGTTAAAAGTTCTTTTGGTGCATTTGGCGGCCTATTAAACAAATTACCACCAGAATTAAGACGTGCTGGTGTTGATGTATTACAAGGACTAAAAAGACGTATACCGATTGGTGGTATTACAGGTGGTCGAGTATTTCCTCCATTTGGCAATTTACCACCACTTAATTTATAATAAAACAGGAGATAATAATGACGTTACCACGAGTTGATGTGCCTACATATGAATTGACTCTACCATCACAAGATTTAAAAGTTAAGTTTAGACCTTTTCTAGTGAAGGAAGAAAAAATACTTTTCATAGCACAAGAAACAGGCGACAACAAACAAATTGTTGAAGCAATAAGAGAAATAATTAATGCTTGTACATTTAATGCTTTGAAAGTAGATTTATTACCTATATTTGATATAGAGTATATATTTTTACAATTAAGAGCTAAATCAGTATCAAAAATATCTAAATTTAAAACAATATGTCCAGACGATGGAAAAACTTATGTTGAAACTGAAATTGATTTAACTAAAATTGAAGTTCAAGTAGATGATGAACATACTAATAAAATAATCTTAGATGAAAAGAGAAACTTAGGTGTAGTATTAGGTTACCCTACTTTAAAAAACTATGATTATGGTAAGGGTAAAATTGACACTCAACAAATAGAGATGATGTTTACAATTTTAGTTGATTGTATTGATCACGTTTTTGAAGGTGATAAAATATACCCAGCAAAAGATAGTACTAAAAAAGAATTAAGAGAGTTCCTAGAAGGTCTACCACAAGAGGCCTTTGTTAAAATTAAGAAGTTTTATGAAACAATGCCTGTATTGAAACACGAAATAGAGGTAACAAATCCTAAAACTAATGTTAAAAGTAAGGTGGTTTTAACAGGAATATCTGATTTTTTCGAATAAGCCTCGCTCACAATTCACTAGAGGCATACTTCGAAACTAACTTTGCTCTGATACAACATCATAAATATTCATTAAGTGAGCTTGA